ACCGAGCCGGTTGACGTAATAGCCGGGCCAGCCCTCCACAGGGTGCTGCGTGTTCATGCCGCCCTCTCGTACAGGGCGCAGCCCTGCTCATCGGCACCGGGGCAGATTGCGAGCAGCCATTCGGCCAGAGTGCCCCAGGTCTGCCAGAGATAGCGCCAGCAACGCACCCTGCGGTATTCCGGGCAGGTGCAGCGCACGTCTAGAATGAAGGTGTCTGCTGTCCAGACCAGGGCACAGGCGCGCTGGAAGAGCGCTTCGTCATCCAGATCCTTCACATTGAAGGCTGCATCCAGTTGGCTCAGTTTGCGGTCAATGTCGCGCATCGCCCCTCGGGATAACTGACGGCTTTTGATTTGCGCCTCACAGTCATCCAGCCAACGCCGTATCTTTTGTAACTGCCCGATCAATGCCTTGTCCGTAGGTTCCTTGAATAACTGCATGACAGCATTTGCCACACTTACAGCCATGACACAGCGAGAATGCTGAATAGCCACGGGTGGGTATGTAGGAGTGTAGTTTTCCATGCCTTACCTCTCTGCCCTGTCGCAAAAGGGCAGGGCCTCGCAGTCACAGCAATCAACACCGCCGCACTGTCCGGCCAGACGGGAAAGCACCTGCAATACCTGCTCTATGCTGTAGCACCACACATCCACTGCGCCGTGGAGCATGAGGCCCGGAGCTTCCAGCGGGCCGCGCAACCCAATGACAGGGACACCTGCCGCTGCTGCCATGCCAATTTCCACTCCCGCGTCCTGACCGGCCTGACCAAGGTAAATAACCACATCTGCACTAACACAGGCATCACGGCAAAAGGCGTAAACCTGTCCGCCGTTCTGCTCTGTATCAAACCATTCCCGACGCTGGGCAGGGGTAAGCCCGTCAGGAGGTGTGGCCTTGGCTGTCCAGTCCAGAATGGTAACAGCCGGTATCCGCTCCCGTACAGCCATGTGAAAGAGTTTAACGGCATACAGCATCCTGAATGACGCCGCGGTGTAAATCGCCAAAGCCTTCATCACTGACCTCTCCTGAACTCCTCAGCCATACGCCGTATCTTTTGCTGTTCCTTGAACTCCCCCAACAGGGCTATGCCAAATGCCAAGGCTGCCAGAAGCGCAAAAAGGTATATCATACCCGTACCTCCTGCGGTGCAGCTTTCGCCCCGGAGGCAAGCTCCCGGATGAGGGCAATGATACCCCTGTGCGTGGTGTGGACGATCATCCTGCCCGCCTTCAGTGTAAGGATATAACAGGTCAGCTTGACATCTGCCTTTGAGGTGGAATAGTGTCTGGACATCCGTTTACTCCTTCGGGAGTTTGGCCCCTGTGCTGTTGCGACCAGCACGGGGGCATTTTCATTTTCTGCTTACTGGTCTTGCCGTGCCTGACGGGCCAGCTCCATCACTTTCAGGATAGCCGTCAGGGCGTCCTGCCCTTCCAGGCAAATGCGGGCCAGTTCCTCTGTACTTATGCTGCCATCATCAAGTGAACGGGCCACCTGGGCTGCAAATTCGCCAAATTCGCTGATGCAGGCCACCAGCCCCCTGGTCACTTCATGGCCAGACACGCGCACATGCGGCATTTCCACAAAAACGCCGTTCAGCTCCTGCGCCATATAGTGCATGGGGGCGCGGCCTTCTGTTGCCTTCATCATGGCCAGCATGGTCTCGGCCCCCAGTTTGTGGCCGGGCTGTTGTGAAAGCTCGCTCATCATGGTGGGATAGGGGCGGCGCAGCACACTGGCCACCTGCTCGGCAGAAAGCCCGTTGGGCGCGTTCTTGACCATTGCCTGACAGATGGCTGTGAGTTGGCTCATGCGTAAAATTCCTTCTGGTTAGCGTGACGCTGTTCTGAAATCGAGGTATGCAAAATATCAATGGATTTAGACCGTCTGGGGCCGGGGGCCACGTCCTTGATTGGAGGGAGAAGGGTTGCCGGAATGCCAAGACCCACAAGCTGCTGATGACGCCAAGTGGAAATGTAGTCGGCATTGAGCCAGCGACGGACGCTCATTATCCCAACGCCAATAGACTTGGCCACCGCTGCATAGGTCAGCCCTGCCCGGCGCATCCAGACCAAAAGCTGCTCTTGTCTGGTAAGGTCGCCTTGTGGTATTTCTATCTTTAACTCCATATTCTAACCTCCATTCTGAGAATGGGTTGGTATCGCCAATGTCGGAAAACCGTGATTAGAGACCGTTAAAGATACTTTTATCTCCAAAATGGAGACGTGTCAATAAAATAGATATAACTATCATGGAACTTTTTGATCGTATCCGCTTTTTGGCAAAAAATTCTAAGTATTCCCTAGCCAGCATTGCCACGCACTTGGGCGTGACACCGCAGGCTTTCAACAAATGGCTGAAAGCCGGAAGCCAGAAAAATCTCTGGGAACATCTGCCCAAAATTCTTGAGCTGTTCCCGGAGGTGCGTCCAGAATGGCTGTACATGGGGCAGGAACCGGCTTTTTACGATGGGACACAAGCTGAGCCTAGCCCAACAATAGCTGACGTGGAGATATTAAAAGCCAGACTTGCCAAGGTGGAGGCCGAACTAGATGAAGAACGCGCCCTGAACCGTAAGCTCACTGCCAAGATGCTTATTGACGGCGTTGGGGACAAAGACGTTGCGACCAGTATCGGCAAGGCCAGCGAAGGACACGAATAATAAGGTGGACAAAGTAATGAACGATGCACAAATACGCGCCGCCCAACTTCTGAAAGAAATTACACCGTCCACTATTGAAAAACGTAAACCGAGATCTTCAGAGCTATTAGCCTCTGATGAAATTGAGCCTCCCTATAGTCGATCACCTGCAAACTGGTGTAAAGGCTGGTTTTTGCCGCTGGAACGAAATTTTGCAGAATCCTTGGATATTCGACTGACCCAAAAATCTTGGAAAGAATTTATTCTTGATAAACATGGGCAAAAAATACCTGATACAGATGAGAATGGAAAATATAAACTAAATGACAAAGGCAAGATAATATATCAGAGTATTAGCAGATATACTCTTGTTTGGACGCAGGGAAGTAGTTTTGATTTTAGAGTTGGATACATAATCCATAATAATTTAGAGGCAATGACAATCCCGTGGGGTGAAGCTCTTAACACTCTAAAATATAGCATACAAATTAGCCAGGCATCTCCCGCTATACCAGCATCTCCAGAAAGCCCTCGCAATCCCGGTTCTTTAACATTTGAGCTATACTCTCCCAATGCCTCACGAAATGGAGTTGAAAAAATTGCAGAATATAAAACTACGCAAGATGACTTTGTTCGTTTTTTGATAACAGGAGAAATCAAACTTTGTGGAGATGACAATGTCACTAGATTACCCTTATAATCAACAACGTGTTGATGATAGAACCATAACTGAACTAATCGGGATTTCAAGGGGGTTATTGGCTGATGGAGTCCTCAACGAACAGGAAATAGTTTTTCTTATAGATTGGCTCGAAGCTAATAAGTTCATCACTGCATGGCCTGTAAATGTCTTGCGAGAAAGAATTGCAGTCATGCTTTTAGATGGTATAATTGATAAAAACGAGCGTAAAGAAATTTTTGAGATATTACAGATGCTTGTTGGTGGGAATGCCGCTTCACAAAATATACATTCTTTCTCAAGCAGCTTGCCTCTCACAAGGCCAACACCAGAAATTGTTATTGAAGGAAAAACATTTTGCTTAACAGGTAAATTTGCTTGTGGTCTTAGAAAAAATTGTCATGACACTATTTTAAGCCTCGGAGGATTAGTTAAAGAAAGCATTACCCAAAATCTTGACTATCTTGTTGTTGGCTTTGTTGGCACAAAGGATTGGGCACATTCCAGCTTTGGCCGAAAAATTCAAAAGGCTGTTGATTATATCAACTCTGGATATAATATAGCTATCGTTGGTGAAGATACATGGTTTGAATCTCTTGGTTGCCCCATTATCAATGAATAGCTATTAAGATACCCCTGTACCTAGCACTCCCCAATGGTGGATTCCACCACTACGTTCCCGACCTGCCAGTCTGTTATGGTAAATGTAAGGAATGCCCCATTTGAGCCACCGCAAAGATAGTGGCTGAATGGTTCGTCCATGTGCATGACAATATATTTTGTATAAAATGTATCCTGGTTTATTACTTCTGTATATATTTCCTTATTATTGAGTTTTTCCTGTACATATTCCAGTGCCTGCTGATAGCTTGAAAATTTTCCAAAGAGAGCTGAAAAATTCCTACTATTTGATGTGATTGTGATATTGTGCATCTTATTCTCCTTATAGTTACATTCCTTGATATATGAATACCATATTATACCATTTTTTCAATTAAAAAATAAATAATTACAAAGAGTTATTACAGTAAAAACTATTCATGCCCGGCCAGTGAATTGCTGACCGGGCATGGATTTCAGTTGTTTGCCAGCCAGTGCCCGAAGTCCACTATAGCCGAATAACCTCTGGGCAGTCCGTACTTGAGGTGACGCTTGAAAATCACCCACCCGGCATGGCGGCGCAGCCCCAGGTAATAGCCACCACCGCCAGCATAGTTTTCGCGATGCTCCGTGCCCTCAGTGGCAAGATGCGCAGTGGGAGGATAGAGGGCTGCGAGTTTCCGCATCTCCGGGAAGCTGTTCCGATCACTCTTGGAGAAGCCCAGCAAAACAGTTTGCCTGACGCGGTGCCCCCAGTAATCTTGCTGTGTGTCGGAAACGTCTTCCCGCAGTTCTGCCAGCAGATATGCCTTTGCCCAAGCCGGGGTGTGTTCTGCCCATAACTTTTCGCAGAGGGCCTCTTCTTCCTGCCGGGCCTTGTTGGCGCGCTCCTGTTCTGCCTTGCGTTCTTCAGCAGCCTGCATGGCGGCCTTGTAGAGCGCGGCGCATATGGCCGGATCCTCGCGGTGTTGGGTACGGCGGTTCCAGTGCATAATGGTCAGGCCAGGGGCAGCAATATCCGAGGCCTCGCTCCACATACCCTCTGGCCGTCCGTCACGGCCCTCCTGACGTACCAGATACAGGCGGGCTGCACCTGCCTGCTGCCGTTGCGACGGCTCTACATGCACCACGGTGTACAGATTGTGATAAATGTTGACCAGACGGCCCAGATAATCATGGATGCTGGCCGGAGGATTTTCCCCCCTGCCGTAGGGACGGCTGAAATTTGTAATGACTGCTGACATGACGGCTCCTTCTATTCGGGCAGTGGCATACCCGGCTTAGTGTTGTACGGAGATGAGCAAATCAATGGCCTGTTCAAAGTCCTCACGGCCAAAATCTGCGTCCAGCTCTTCCATGATCTGAACATAGTCTGGGCGGTCTTCAAAGGTTTCGCGTATGTCATCAAACCAGTGTTCAGCCAAGCGGATGAGGGCATCGATCTCGATGTTATAGCGTTCTGCCCGGTCAAGGATGGCATTGGCGATGCGGATGCTGGCGTAGGTGTTCATGGTGGCTCCTTTTTGCTGTAAGTTATTGTTTTTCCTTAACTTATTCATACCATATTACCCTTTTGAGTCAATAAAAAAAGTAAATAAATCCAGCAAATCAACATAAAAAAAGCCCCGCAAAAGCGGGGCTGATGGCAGAGTTTTGCCCTGAAATCAGGGCAAAACTCGTGTTGATTTTACACATTTTGTGTCGATGTCAAGGCATCAGCTCGCTGGCGGCACTCTTCACGCCAGATGGCCGCATGGATATGCCCATAGGAGCCGAGCGGATACACCTCCTCCACTGGTGAGAGCATATCAAGAATGCTGGTCGGACAGGTTCGGGCATATGGCCCGCTGCCTTCCTCGATGTACTTTACCCCAAAATTGTAGTGTCCGGCAGCGGTATCCCAGAGAGCCACGAGGCCAAAAATCTTGCCTGCCCTGTCCCCCTCGCTTATTTCTACCGCCAGATATGTGACCTTTGCGGCTTTGTGGTTGTAGAGCCCACGGACGATGAGAGGCCGAAGCTCGCGTGAGAAGAAATCCATGTCACTGTCGTCTGGTTCCCGGTGCATAAAAGTCCAGCCCATGATGCCCTCCTAGATGATGTCCAAGATGTAGTCGGGTTCCAGTCCGGTCATATCTGTCCAGACCTCTTCTGGATCGCCGCCTTCATGCGATGCCTCCAGTATGGCCGCACGGGCCTCGCGTACCAGGTCACGGGCATCTTCATGGGTCAGGCCGTCTCGTTGCATCAAAATGGAAATGACGTTTTGCATGATGGCTCCTTTTGCTGATCATGGGTGCCCCGGCCATGTGGCACTGGCCGGGGCTGATGGTGGAGAAATACGAATAGCCTATTACATGGCATCCAGTATCTGACGGACACACCCGGCGGCATAGCGGCCAGCATTATTCAGCATCCGCACCCATGCACCACGGCTGGGTGACCACTTGAAGCCATTGCGCTTGAGGGCATTGCGAACCTCAACCTCCGGCTTACCATCAAATATGAACATGACACGGTTCTCCTCCGGGGACTCCCGATAGGTATAGCCATTGCCCTCCTGTTCCAGCATCTCGGCCTGACGAGCCTGCTCAAGCTGCCGGATACGCTGCTCGACACGCTTTATATTGGCATTGCTGTTTTGGAGGGAGAAAGGGGCAAACCCGACTATACCGAAGCAGTTGGGCAGGAGCAGCTTACGGGCCTGATCTTCATTATACCCCAGGGCCATGAGGGCGGGCATCTGTTGATCCGGGGTCTTGCCCTTGCGTATGGCGGCATTGGCAGCCTTCATCTGCTCGTGATTTCTTTTGAGCATATCCAGCTTGTCTCGCAGCTTGTTCAAGGCATCCGGGTCATCGCTGGAGATACCCCCCTGGCCCACGGTGGCGGCCTTCTCTTTGTAGTGCCTGGCCTTGTCCTGCATGGCAAAGGCTTTGCCAAAGGTATCGTGGATGCGCTGGCGGTAACGCCGATCACGCTTTTCGGAGTGATGACCCACCAGAATGGGCTGACCAAAGGGGATAACCGAGGCCATTTCTCTGGCCCGGTCATGCAGGGCCAGGGCTTCGTCCTGAAGCTCCTGTGCCTTCTTTTCATAGCGTTGACGGCGGGCTTCCTGTCTGGCTTCGTACTCGTTCATGATGGCTCCTTTTGGTTTTCGGGTTCGGCCCCGGCCATGTGGCACTGCCTGGGGCCGGTTTTGGCGGCTTAAAAATCGTTGGCTTCCACGGTGAGCAGCAGATCTATGGCCCTCTCAAAATCTGCACGTCCATAATCGGCCTCCAGCTCCTGCATGAGGTCTGCGATTTCCGAGCAGCCTTCAAAGGTCGCGCTGATCCCCATCAATCCAGTGCTCGGCCATGCCAACGAAGACGTTGATTTCGATGTCACAACGTCCGGCCCGGTCAAGAATTTCGTTGGCGATGCGGATGATCTTGTAAGAGGTCATGGCTGGCTCCCTTTTTGCTTGAGTTTTTGTTCCAAGTTGTTGAATTTCCTTAACTTATTCATACCATAGTACCCCTTTTAGTCAATAAAAAGTCAACAAAATCAATATGTTATCATAAAAAAGCCCCGCCGGAGCGGGGCTGAATAAATTCTTTCCACTAACAGGTCTTCACGAAAAGGTATAATACTTGTCCACCTTGCGCAGTGTGGCCATGAAGGGGATCTTGTCGCCGTACTTTTCCATCTGCTCGATAAGGACGGATGAGCCTGTGAAAAAGACCTTGCGTTTGCCGTCCGTATCCTGAAAGTGCACAGTCAGGCAGCGGCTGCCGCTGCGATCGAATTTGCTGTTGGAGAATTTGTAGCCGATGACCTTGATTTCACGGTCAAGCACATCGTCGATCTTGACCTTGGGGCCGTCCAGAACAGTGGGGGCATCCGCAAAATCGCTGAACTTATGAACCTTTTCTTCCATGCGCCAACTCCTTGAGGTTTTCCATATCCAGGCTGACGGCCAGGTTGTGGGTATTGGCCCATTTCAGCCAGCCCCAGGTGCTGTCCACAGATGAGCGGAACTGCTCAAGGCTGATCTTGCCGGCTTCCAGCAGGGCCGGTAAACGGCGTAGTCTGCGCCGCACCCTCTTGGCTGTGCTTTTCCGCAGCAGGATATAGTCCCGAAAGTGCCGATAGCCCAGAAAGTCCACACCACGCGAGGTGGGGAAAAGATCGCACTTGCTCAGGCGCAGCGCAAGGCGTGCATCACAGAAGTCCTGCACTGCCGCTGCTGCCTCGTTCAGGCGGCCCTTGTCATTGCCGAACAGGCAAAAGTCATCACAGTAGCGGATGTAGTCCCGGATCTTCAGCCGCTCCTTGATGAAGGTATCCAGCTCATTGAGATAGAGATTGCCGAACCACTGGCTGGTGAGGTTGCCGATGGGTACGTTTTTGCCGCCCGGAAAGGAAAAGATTATGTCTCGCAGAAGCCAGAGCGTGTCCGGGCATTTGATCTTCCGCTCCACAATGTTCATCAGGATCTGCTGGTCGATGGACGGATAAAACTTGGAGATGTCGCACTTGAGGCAGTAGATGTTGCGATGCACGAACTCCATAGTGCGTCGACTGCCCGCATGGATGCCGCGCCCGTCAATGCAGGCATAACTGTCTTTGATGAAAAGCGGTGTCCAGATGGGGATGAGTACGCGCATGAGGGCGTGCTGGACAATGCGATCTGGGTAGAAAGGCAGCACATAGATGGTACGCTGCTTGGGTTCGTAAACCGTACGGGCCGTATAGGGAGAGGTATGGAAGGTATGCTCAAGCAGAGAAGCACGCAGACGGGAAAGACAGTCCTGACGGTTGACCAGAAAACGCTGGACATTCTGAAAGGAACGCCGTCCCCTGCAAGCCAAGTCGGCGGCTCGTTCAAGATTTGCTTCAGCTGCGATACGCCAGAAAAGGTTGCCGTGCCGTTTCATCTCTTTCGGGCGGCCGCACGTTCGGCGTACCTACTAGCACAGCCGCCCCTCCGTCGGGTGTTTTGCCCACCAGAGGATGGACGCGGTAGCCGTTAGCAGGCATCGCCTGCTTACGGATAGCGACAGCAATTTCTCTGGCTGACCAGTGTGCTAACCAGTTGCTGTCGCCATGCGTAGCTTCCTGCGTCACAACGCATGGGGCAGGGCCATGAGCCCCAGCCGGAGTTGGCCCGCATTTGCGGAGGCTCCCCGTATCCGCGCCTGCCCGCGCCCCGCGATGTTCGCATTCGTATTCGTCCGCGGGTTATTCGTATTGCGAGAACGCGAACCGCAATTCGCGGCATTGCTCCAATTGCCGCCTGCCAGCAGGGCGCTACAAGGCAATGGGCGCATGGCCGTCGATAATCTGCATCGCAAGTAAAAGAATTGCAAGAAGGAAGTTGACAGCCTGTAGTATAAAAACTACATACTCCACATGCAAAACAAACTGGTCACCTACCAAACAGAAGATGGCGATATCCCCTACGAGGAGTATCTGAGTGCCCTGCGGGACAGGCGAGCCAAGCTACTCATTGCCCGGCGTATCCAGCGGGCAGAAGCAGGCAATCTGGGCGACCACCACAGCCTGGGAGGTGGACTGCATGAAATGCGCATCGACTATGGCCCAGGCTATCGTGTTTACTTCGGCTACCACGGCCATATGTTGATCATTCTGCTACTGGCGGGCGATAAAACCACACAAAGTACTGATATAGAAAAAGCCAGAACATTCCTGGCCGACTTCAAGAGGAGAAACACATGAGCACGGAACTGCAAGGCGCAGTGCCCTATGATGATGTGGCTGCACGTATGTATGCCCAGGACCCGCAACTGGCAGCGGATATACTCAATGCCTGCCTGGAAGACGGGGAAATGGAAGAGTTTCTGATTGCTCTGCGCCAAATTGCCAAAGCCTATGGGGGACTGCATGAGGTGGCCAGGGTAACAGGACTGCATGAAAAAACATTGTACAAGAGTCTTAACCCCACGGGCAATCCCACGCTGAAGACCCTGCTTGGCGTGGCCGATGCCATGAACATGCGGCTGGCCTTTGTGCCGAAAGCGCAAGTCGCTGTTTGATTTTTTCCGGGCCGCCGATACGGCGGCCCGCTCTCAGGCGCAGGCTGCAAAGATTTCGGAAAGGCTCTTGCCTAGGTACTTGCGCGCATCAGGGCAGACAGCCTCCAGGTGCAGGGCCAGTGCCAGTGCTTCGCCATGGCTCATCCAGGACTTGCAGCCCTCCAGCCTGATCCACCGACGGTTGCGGTAGCTCCTAGCAGCCAGCACCAGACCGCCAGTATCGGCAGACAAGCCCCGGCATACGCCGGGAAGATACGTCCTGAAGCGCAGCAGCGCTCCAGGGCCGCTGTCCAGAACTGCCTGACTGATATGATGGGCCACATCCCGCACGGTATCACGCAGGCCAAGCGCAAGAAGGCCGCCGCTCTGCGTGAACATACAGTCTTCGGCAGCGATGCGGGAACCACGGTGCGCCCATGCCCCGAAAGCTCGTTTGTCAAAAGCCCGGCCCCAGTCATGAACCCAGCAACGCCGCATGGTCACAGTGGTGCCGTCCTGGGCTTCCGGGCAACGACGCCCGGCTCCGATGATGACGCAGTCCGCCAGATCCCAGCGGGCGGAAACCATGTCGGCGCAGGGGTGATCCCCGTTCCCCGCCAGTATGGCCTTGATACCGCCCAGGACAAGACAGCGTTCCAAACGCACCACAGCCCCCTCCACGCCGCTCAAAACCTCGTCCTGGAGGTTTTGAGGTGTCTGGAGAAAGTTGAACACACGGTTACGGATGATGGTCTGGCCATCCCTGCCACGGGCAGTAAAGCCGTCACCGCCGTCACTTTCCGGCCATAGACATTCCCCGCCTTCGATGATCTGCGACATACCGACCTCTGAAAATCTCCATACAAAAAATTTCGACGCGCCAGGCGTTGCGACGCAGGAAGCTACGCATGGCGACAGTAACTGGTCATCGCAACGGTCAGCCAATAGAATTACTGTCGCTATCCGTAAGGCTCGCAAGCTCGCCAACGGCTAGCGCGGCTTACGCCGTGAACGGTTCCGCTGGCGCGGCCACGATGGGGCCGAACCAGCGGCGTG